GGAACCCGCGGCGGAAGTCTTCACGTACGCCGCCGACCGCGACCAGGCACGGCTCGCGTACGACGCCCTGGCCTTCGGGATGGGGTACGAGGACAACCCCTTCGAAGCGAAGGGTCTCGAGATTCTGGCGGCTCGAGTGCGCAACCAGCGCACGAGGTCGTTCGTAAAGGTTCAGTCGTCAGACGCAAAGACCAAGCATGGTCCCAACGCCCACTGTATCATTTTCGACGAGCTCCACGCCCAGCCTAATCGGACGCTGTGGGACGTCGTCACCACGGGCGTTGCATCGCGGCGACAGCCGCTGATCCTCGCGCTGACAACCGCCGGGTGGGACCGTAACAGCATCTGCTGGGAGCAGCACGAGTACGCTCGGCAGATCGCCGAGAGGGTCTACACCGACCACACTTTCTTCGGCCTCATCTACTCCGTTCCCGAAACCGCGGACTGGACGAGCCCCGACATTTGGCACCAGGCCGCACCGTCGCTGGGCATCACCGTTTCTGAAACCTACTACCAGCAGAAGTGCACGGAAGCGATCCAGATGCCGACGGCGCAGAACGCCTTCCGACAGCTGTTCCTCTCGCAGTGGACGCAGCAGGCCGTGCGAGCGATTCCCCTCGACCGGTGGGATCTCTGCAACATCCCGGTTGATATTGCTTCCCTCGAAAAGCAACGGGCTTTCGGCGGACTGGACCTCGCGTCCACCACCGACCTCGCGGCGTTCGGGCTGATCTTCCCCGTAGGCACCGACTACAAGTTCCACGTCAAGTACTACATCCCGGGCGAGAACATCCGCGAACGAGGTTTGCGCGACCGAGTGCCCTACCAGCACTGGGTGGAGCAGAAGCTCATCACCGCGACACCGGGCGACGTGATCGACTACGACTACATCCAGGGCGACATCACCTGGGCGATGGACACGTTCGACGTCCAGGAAATTGCCTACGACCCGTGGAACGCGGTGCAGTTCGTCCTCAAGCTAGAGAAGCTTCGCGTACCAATGACGCCGATGCGGCAGGGGTACGCCTCGTTGAGTGCCCCCACCAAGGAGCTCCTACGACTTATCATCGAGCGCAAGTTTCACCACGGCGGCAACCCCGTTTTGCGCTGGAACGCCGACAGCGCCGCGGCGGTAACCGATCCCGCCGGGAACGTGAAGTTCGACAAGAGCAAGAGCACCGCGAGGATCGACGGCTTGATCACGGCGGTGATGGCGCTGGACTGCGCGACTCGTAACCCGGCGAAGCCGAAGTCGAAGTATGACGACGAGAATCCACCCTCACTGACACCGGATTAGGCCGTGAATACCAACACCTCAACCGTTGGCAACAACATCTCGTGGACCTTCGTCATGGAGCTCATGTGGTGCCAGCCGTGCGGGGCGTACATGCCGCCGCACACCTCCCACGCTCGAGTTGAGCAGCCGCCCATACCGGTACAGCCAATCATTGGGTGGCTCGACGCCCACTACGAAACTCTAGGCGCCGAACCCGGTGCCACGCCCGACGAACTGAGTACGGCGTTTCGAAAGCGCCTGAAGGAAGTCCACCCCGACGTGGGTGGTGACGCCGAGGAGACTAAGCGCGTGATTGCAGCGTACGATGCGCTGAAGGCGGCAGGGAAAGCAAAGTAAGGGAGACGATGTGGCTAGAATCACCGGACTAGTGCAGCTCAAGACCGGCGACGCAATTCAGGGAGTCATCTCCCGGCGCGCCTGGTGGTGGCGGTTCCTCGTCATCGACTCGCCGATTGCCATCGAAGCCAAGACCAGTCAGCAGGCGAAGATGGACGGCCAAGCTCTCATTCCGAAGACCAACGTTTCATTCATCCAACGTCGCTACCCCGCGGAGGCCTAGTGCCGCTTCCCTCACCCGGTCCAACTCTATACTGCGTACCGTCCCAGTTCATCGCTGGACAGTACGACCTGTATGACAACGCGACCTTCGTCGCTACCATTCCCGACCCAAGCGTCGGACCGTACCCGGTGTGGACGGGCGATTGGCTCGATGAGTAAGGACACCATGTGTTCGTAGTTACCGAGAACCAACTCACGGGCCTGATTGCCCCCATAACGCCCTACTACTCCACTCCGAGCGAGTGGATTCAACTTGAGCAGGGCAAACTCACTACGTTCTCGGAGATTTACCGGAGCCAGCCCGCGGTTCGCTCCGTCGTTGACTTCATCGCGAGCCATGCCGCGCGGATGCCGCTGCGAGTCTACCAGCGCCGCGAGGGTACGTCCCCCGATCACCTGCGCGACCACCCGATGCAGAAGTTGCTCGAGGTCCCGTCCGGCTACCGTCCGGGTGCGGAGGCGCGCACGAGTTTCTGGCGCTCGATCTGGTTGGACTTCCTGCTGTACGACCGGGTGTGTATGGTGAAGATTCGCAATCCCGACACCAACAACCCCGTCGCGCTCGTTCGAGTTCCGCCGGTGTGGTACAGCCCCTGGGGCAACGACTACTGGCGCCCCTCGCACATTCGCATCATTGGTAACCGCGGCTTCGACAACATCCCCATCGAGGACTGCGTGTACTGGCACGGGTACGATCCGGTCGACCCGCGCATCGGCGTATCGCCGATGATCACGCTTCGATCCATGCTCGAGGAAGAGTCCGCTGGGTCCGCCTGGCGTCGACGCTTCTGGGAGAACAACGCGCAGCCGTCGATGGTCGTTACGCGACCGATGGAGTCGCCCGACTGGGCGGAGGGTGCGCGCGATCGGTTCATGGAATCACTGCGCGCTGCCGCGAACCGCGGCAAGCCACTGATGCTGGAGGAGGGCATGACGGCGGAGTCCGCCGACGCCTTCAACCCGAAGTCGACCGAGTACGTTTCCAGCAAGCAGTTCACTCGCGAGGAAGTGCTTCGCGTCTACAACATGCCGATGGGTCTCTTCGAAGCCAACGTAGTTGGTAGCAACCTGGGACAGTACCGTTCGATGCTGTACGCGGAGACGCTCGCGCCCCTGCTGGCGCGCGGCACTGACGAGCTGCAGGATCAGCTGCTGTCGGAGTACGAGGCCGACCCCTACTCGGCCGGCATCTACATCGACCCGGCCATCGAAGAGAAGATGCGCGGCAACATCACGGAGCAGATCGAAATGATCACGCGCGCTACCGGCGCCCCGGTGATGCTGCGCTCCGAAGGCCGCGACATGCTGAACCTTCCATTCGTGGAGGGTACGGACGAACTGATCACGCCGCTGAACGTGCTGGTGGGCAATCAGACCTCGGCATACGACGCCGAGCCGGACAACCTCGCGAACCAGAACGGGCCGGCCAACGCACCGGAAGAGTTCGAGCAGCCGCCTGACAAGGCGGGCATCGTCGAACCTCCAACTCGCGAACCCGTATTCAACGTTGACGAGGAAGCTAAGCGCGAGTCGAGTCTTCCGATTCAAAAGAACTTTACCGCGAAGCACGTCGAACTCCTGAAGCACTTCTTTGACCGCCAGGACAGCGCTGTCAAGTCGGCACTTGGTGCCGGGAAACCGTTCAACCAGAAGCGCTGGACTAGCGAGCTGGCCACGGACCTATTCCGGTTGGCCACACTTACTTCCACCTACTACGGAACGGACATCGCCGAACAGCGGGGTGGCACCTACGATGAAGCGCAGGCGCTGCCCGCTCTCAAGGCGGAGGCGGGAATGACCGCCGACCGCATCACCGCAAAGATCAAATCCCAACTCGACGAAGGCATCGACGCATTCGCGTCGCTTAAGTCCTCCGTAACGGAAATTGCGCGGGAACGCGCGCTGTACGCGACGACCTTCGGTATTGCCGAGGCCGCGCGTCAGAACGGTTTCTAGGAGAGACAGATGCAGCCAATCGTAAAGAGCCACGCGACCCTGGTGAAGGCGTTCACCGACGACAACGGTAACCTTACCGGCCGGGTCGAGTTTTACGCGAGCATCTTCAACAACGTCGACCTCGTCGGCGACCGCGTGCTGCCGGGAGCGTTCGACAAGTCTCTCGCCGAGTGGCGCTCGTCCGGCAATCCGATTCCGATCGTCTACTCCCACAAGTGGGATTCCCCGTTCGACATCATCGGCTGGGCCGATCCGAACGACGTGACGGTTGACGACATCGGCCTCAAGGTCGTTGGGCAGCTGGACATCGGCACCAACCCCACGGCCATGCAAGTGGCCCTGCTGATGAAGCGTAAGATCGTCA